AAGCCGCTGTTCCAGCTGGCAACGGCGAACTGGCCAAGGCACCATTGGCCGCCGAGATCAACTTCGACACCTTTGCCGCGGTGGACCTGCGTATCGCCCTGATCGAGAAGGCCGAGTTCGTCGAGGGTGCCGACAAGCTGCTGCGCCTGACCCTGAATATCGGCGACGCCACGCGCAATGTCTTTTCCGGCATCAAGAGCGCCTATCCCGACCCGAGCAAGCTCGAAGGCCGGCTGACCCTGTATGTCGCCAACCTGGCGCCGCGCAAGATGAAGTTCGGCATGTCCGAGGGCATGGTGCTGGCGGCAGGCCCTGGCGGCAGCGAGATTTATCTGCTGAGCCCGGATAACGGCGCCAAGCCCGGCCAGCGCGTCATGTAACCCGGCTTCGCGTGCCGGCCCGCCGGCACGCGAAGCTCGTCGTTAAACGGAAATGCCATGAGCGAGCCTGTAGATCCGTCACGCTGCCCGCTCTGCGGCCAGCCCAACCAGTGCGCCGAGTGCGATCCCGCCGCGGACCAGCCCTGCTGGTGCTTTACCGCCACCATTCCGCAGGACACGCTCGACGGCATTCCCGCTGCCCTCAGAAACCGGGCCTGCATCTGTCCTCGCTGCGCTCGTCGTGAAACCGCAGCCAAAAGCTGATGCGCCTCGATCGTTATCTCGGTAGCCGCGCACAGCTCAGCCGCCAGGACGTCCGCCGGCTGGTGAGCGATGGCCGAGCACGGGTAAACGGCGAAGTCACTCGCACCCTGGACCGGGAGGTGCGCATATTCGACTGTGTCGAACTTGATGGTCAGGTTCTGCAACCGGGCAAGGTCGCCCGCTACCTGATGCTGCACAAACCCCCCGGCTGCGTCAGCGCCACCCGTGATGCCGCACATCGCACGGTGATCGACCTGATCGATGAACCGGACAAGGATGACCTGCATATCGCCGGCCGCCTCGACTTCAATACCACCGGCCTCATGCTGCTGACCAACGACGGCCAGTGGTCACGCCGCCTGACTCAGCCGACCAGCCTGCAAGGCAAGGTCTATCTGGTGGAAACCGAAGACGAGATCGATCCCAGCTGCGTCGAGGCCTTCGCCCGAGGCCTGTACTTTCGTTTCGAGGATCTCACCACCCTACCGGCCGAACTGGTGCTACTGGGCCCTCGCCGAGCCCGCCTGACCCTGCATGAAGGGCGCTACCACCAGGTCAAACGCATGTTCGGCCACTTCGGCAACAAGGTCACCGCCCTGCACCGCGAGAGCATGGGCCCACTGCTGCTGGATGCCAGCCTGACACCCGGCTGCTACCGACCATTGACGGACAACGAGATCGCACAAATCTGACCGCCCATAGCCACCGGCCAGAAAAACCTGCCGCCACGCTTCATTTCACCCAAGCCTTCTGGTAAAAAGGCACCCCTGAGCGGGCGTCGTATAATGGCATTACCTGAGCTTCCCAAGCTCATGACGAGGGTTCGATTCCCTTCGCCCGCTCCAGATTCTACGGGGCCTCTAATGAGGCCCCTCTTTATTTGGTGACAGTTATGGCGACAGTTAAGCCACTTTCGAGCCGCTGAAACTGGCACCGTCGACACCTGAGAAGAAGCAAGAATGGCGGAACGAGGGGCAACCCTAGCGGCCGACTGCTGCTCTCACTCCGCCATAGACCCGCTCACAGGTAAGCCCTGCGCTCCGGGCACGGCTAGCCGCCTCTGCCATTGCTCGGCCTTCTGATTCCATCTCTCCAAGCACGTCGGCAAACACTGCGGCGGCGTCTGCCCTTGCCTGGCGCTCGCCGGCAGTTCCGGCATTGCAGGTAGCGAGCTGAGTGGCGAGCCGGCTGGCTTCGACCCGCAGCCCTGCAGCAGTAGCCCCAGCGCGATCAGCAGCACGCCGCAGATCTTCAAGTTCGTCATGGCCTTTCTTTCCCTCGTCATCCGCAACTGCCTGCTGTTTTTGCTCGATCACTCGAACAATCTTTACCGTCTGCAACTGCTCCTGGGTGATGCCCTCGCCCAGCCGCCAGCCGTTTACCTTCCAGCCGGCCGCGAAGCACATCGCCGCCAGCAGCCCGTAAATGGTGCTGCGCTCGACCAGCGTGCCGATCATGCCAACACCTCCTGCCCGGCTCGCCAGAGCGCCAGGCGCTGCGGCTGGCCGTGGGTACCGCCGTTGATGCGCCGGGTGATGTCCTCAAACCGGCCGGCGTCGGCCAGCTCGTTGAGGCCGTTGCTGGACCAGAACCATGCAGCAGACATGGCCGCCCACTCGGGCTGCTCGAGCAGCTCGGGCGCCGCCAGTAGGTCCGCGCCGATCGCAGAACCGCATGCCCGATAGTTCGCGCGGCCGGTGAGCTGGATTAGCCCGCGCCCGCGGTAGCGCCAACCATCACCGCTGGCGGTCGGCCCGTTGCCAAGGCGATCGGCATATACATGGTTGGCGATCTGCTCGGGCTGCCGCTCAAGCCGCTGCGCCAGTGCGTTCGGCTTACCGTTGGCTGTCCGGAAACGTCCAGGCCAAGTAGCGGCAAGGCCAGCTGCGCTGTAGTTGAGGTTTTCAACGAGACGACGTAGCTGTCCGGATTCGTGGCCAACCTGCGCCATGAACGCGGCACGGCGCCCCAACGTGTCGATGCGATAGCGAGTCATCGCGACATTAAGCGCAGAAACAAAAACGCCCGCGACAGGGCGGGCGTTGGGAAGTATCTGCAGCAGCTGATATTCAGTTAACAGATCCACGTTTTCTCCAGACGAAAAAAAGCCCGCCGGAAAGCGGGCCGAGCAAATTAAGCCGCGTTAGAACCTACGCAATGAACAGCCGCGCGAACACCGCCGGCACGTTGCCCTTATTGGTATAAATCGTTCCTGACGGGCCTTGCTGGTAGATTTCGGCGTAGTTCTGCGCGTAGTTCAGGCTGATCGCCGTGGGCGAGGCGGCAGGCGAGGTGGCCGACAGTGCCGGCAACGTAAACGGGTTGATCATTACGTATTCGTCTTCGGCCACGTCGTAACTCGCGCGCCAGTAGTAATGATTCGCCAGGGTGCCGCCCGTGACGCCGACGAAGGTCCAGCTTTGCACCACGTTGGTAACTACCGCGGGCGCCGCGCCCGAGTCGTACACGCGCGCAGCTGCGCCGTCCCATATGCGCAGCCCGTAGGTGGCCGATGCGGTTGGCGCGAACGCCGCGGCAAACCACTTGCCGCTCGGCAGGTAGCCGACGTTTCGGGTGCTGATGCGAAACCCCGTCCAGTTCCCGGCGCTGCCGAGGATCGACATGGCGTAATACAGCTCGGTGCCGCTCGACGTTGACGGGCGAATGAACACGCACGGCGGTTCCTGGGTGGTGATCGGCTGCGGAAAACTCACCGTCACCGTCATGGTGGTGCCCTGATAGGTGCCACTGCTCAGCACCGAAAGCCGGGGTTTCTCGGCGTCGATCTGCACATAGCCATCATCATTGACGGCCAGGAAGCCATAGGAGCCCGAAGGGCCGGCAGCGCCGGCGGCTGGGCGGAACTTCATCACCATAATGCGCACGGTGTTCCTGGTGTCGCCAAAGCTGTCAATTCGCACGTTGTTGGTCTGCACGACGATATGCGGCATAAAGCTGTTATCGACCGCACCGGTCAACGCCAGCACCACCGCGCAGTGGTTGCTCGCGTTGCCGACAATCGGGATGTTTACCGCCGTGGTCGTGGCGAAGTTCACCAGCACATTCGCCACGATCTGATAGGTAAACGTCGACGTGTCCAGCGTTAGCCGCGCTTGCGCGTCCCAGGTTCTAAGCCCTCCGATCATGCCGTCAAATCCCCCGCCTGAATGCGCAGCACGTCGTTACCGTCCCAGAACTTCAAGGCCCGGTTCGTCAGCTGCATACGCCCCTGCCCGGCAACGCTGCCGTTGATTTCAAAGGTGCCGGCCTTGTCCAGCCGCCAGCCTTGCTGCCCGGCCACGTAGTTGGTCGATTGCAGCGCCGTGGCGATCTTCGCCATGTCAATGGTGCCGTCACCGATCACCGCCGAGTTGATGAACACCTGCCCGCCCTGAATCACGAACGGCGTGGTGATCTGCCCGTTGGCCACGTTGATGACCGCGAACCGATCCGCCTGGAACAGCACCTGACTCTGCATCCCCTGCGGCGTGTTCTCGATGCCCAGCCCCATACCGGCGGCGTAGTACTGGCCGTTACTGGTAACGCCCAGTTTCACCGAGTACATGGCCTGCAGCTTGCCATCCATGGTGGCCAGCGCCGTGCTGGTGGTCTGCACCGAGGCCGACGCGCTGTCGGCCTTGGCCTGGGCGGTGTCGATGCGCGACGACAGCGCGCCGTCCGCATCGGCACGGGCCGTGGCCTCGCTCTGCAGGGCGGCGGCGATGTCGTTGTTCACCTTGGCGCTCAGCGTCTCGACCTGCGAAGCCAGGGCGCTGTCGGCGGTGGCGCGGGCCGTCTGCTCGGCGCTGATCGCCGCGGCGTTCTGCCCGACCTGGGCCGTCACCGTGTCGATGCGCTGCGCAAGGGCCATGTCCTCGGTGGCGCGGGCGGATTGCTCCGACCACACGCCCGCCAGTACTGCAGTGCTGCCCGCCGACCACCCCGCATCACCCGCCAGCGGAGGGTTTATCTGCGCATAAACGCCATCGACCCGCTGTGCCAGGGCGCTGTCGGCGTTGGTGCGCGCCGTTTGCTCGGCAGTGATCGCCGCGGCGTTGCTGCTGGTCGCGGCTGTCACCGTGTCGATGCGCTGCCCAAGCGCCGTGTCGGCATTGGTGCGCGCGGTGACTTCCGACTGGATCGCCGCGGCGTTGCTGTTGGTCGCCGCCGTCACCGTGTCGATGCGCTGGCCCAGCGCCGTGTCGGCATTGGTGCGCGCGGTCTGCTCGGCAGTGATCGCGGCGCCGCGGTCCTGCGCTTCCTTGAGCAGCGCCGCGGCACGGGCATCGGTTTCGGTCTTGATCCGCGCCGCCACCGTGCCCGGCGTCGTCGCCGGGCCATCCACCAGCGCAATGCGATCTTTCAGCCCCTGGCCCAACTGGGTTTCGCTGATCTTCCCGGCAATGGCGCCCAGCAGCTTCGGAACCTCGACACTTGCCTGCCCCATCACCCAGGCCGACCACGGCCCCACGTTGCCGGTACGGTCCACCAGCCGCGCGCGGAAATGGAAGGTCGCCCCGGCCGCCAGGCCGGTCATGGTGTGGCTGTTGTTCGGGTAGGCGTAGTCGCCCAGGTGCATCACGCCGGTGGCGCTCGGGCTGGTGTTGTATTCGATTTCGGTGCGCTGGGCGTCACTCGCACCCTCGGCCGGGAAGGCCCAGCCCAGACGAATACCAAACTCCAGCGGCGTGGCCGTCAGCGAGGCCAGCGCCGGCGGAGCGCCCTCCTTGCCATTGAGCTGGGTTTCCGCGCTGTACGCGGCCAGCGAGGCCACGCCAATCGGGTTAACCGCGCGCACCCGCACCAGATAGCGGCCGGCATAGATGCCCGGCACCTCGAAGCCCAGGGCCGCGGTGCGCGGCACCGCCAGCCACTGGCCGTCATCCTTGCGCCATTCGGCTTCATAGGCCACCGCGCCCGGCGCGGCCTCCCATTGCGCGCGCAGGGTGGTGATGGCCAGGCCCTGATCGACATAGCTGAAACTCTCCAGCGTCACGCCAGTGGGTGGCGCCTGCACGCCGGCCGGCACCACGGATACCGGGCGCTGCTCGATGCGGGCGCCGGTGTCGACGGCGCCGTGTTTGCTCGGGTCGTACTGCACCCCGACAATCTCGAACACGCCCGCCTCGGGCCGGCTCACCCGCGTGACGCGGTAGAGCTGAATGGCCAGGTCGGCCGCGTCCAGCGCCCACACCGATTGCGCCCGCGGCGTCGCGCTGTATTCGGTCGTTACCGTCACGGTGCGCCCGGTCACGCTCTGCACGGTGCGGCCCTCGGCCACGCCGCTGGGCAGGTTCAACACCAGGCGGTCGCCGACCTGCACCTGGGCGTCACGGTCGAGGGTGATCTGCCGGCCGGACACCAGGCTGATGCGCCCACCCAGCGGGCGACCCGCCAGCAGCTCGTCGGCCACGCCGATGACCCAGCCCGGCCGGGCCAGCACACCGTCGAGCCCCACGCGAAAGGTCACCATGCGGTCGGCGGCGTTGGTCAGCAGCAGCCAGCGCCCGCGGCGGTTGGCCTCGCTGCGGCGGGTGCAGCCGATGGCGGTAATATCCTGCTTGTTCACGCCGTAGCGGCGCACCAGGGCGTTATCGGATACCGGCTCCACGTCGGACTGGTAGGCATTGGCCGGCTCGTCGAAGCTGACCAGCGCCATGCTGTAGCGGTTTTTCTGCTGCCCGCCGGCGTAGCTGAACCCGCCCACCACGCCATTGGCGCGGCTGTACACGTAGTCGACCGCGCGCGGCATGTCCGCCTCGGCGACCATCTGCGTGCCGTCCCAGTAGGTCATGCCGCGGAAGATCGCCGCCAGGTCGCGTAGCACCGTCCAGGCCTCGGCCTGGCTTTGGATGTACACGTTGCAGGTAAACCGCGGCTCCTGCCCACCCTGCCCGTCTGGCACCAGTTCGTCGCAATACTGGGCGATGCGGTACAGCGCCCACTTGTCCACCTGATCGGCCGTGATGCGCCGCCCCAGGCCGAAGCGCTTGGCCAGCACCACGTCATACCAGACCCAGGCCGGATTATCCGTCCAGGCCCATTTAAAGGTGCCGTCCCATAGCCCGACATAGGCGCGGGTGGCGGGGTCGTAGTTGCTCGGCACGCGGATCACGCGGCCGCGCGTCTCGACCGCAATCGGCGGGATGTTCTGGAATTGTGAAGCGTCGAACTCGACATACAGCAGCGCGGTATTGGGATAGCGCAGCTTGGCGTCGATGACCTCGGTGATGGCCTCGATGCGCATCTGATCGACAATTTGCGCGTCGGTCTGGTTTGGCGTCAGACGGCGGACGCGCACCTGCCAGGCGCTGCCAGCAGGCAGGTCGACGCGGTGCGTGCGCTCGTACTTGGTCGAAACCTTGTCGTCGAGGGTGTAGGCGCTGACCAGCTGCCAGCTGCCGCCATCGGTGGCCACGTCAATGGCGTAGTCGATGCGGTAGCCCACCACGTCGCCGTTGTCTTTCTGCTGCTGCAGGCGGGGCCACGACAGGCGCAGGCGCACCGCCGACAACTGCGGGTTGGTGATGGCGCGCACCCAGTCGTTACCACTGCGCAGCTCAACGCCGACGCCGATTTCGTTTTCCACCGCCGGCAGGCCGGCGATGTGTTCCTGATGCGGCGTGCCGGGGCGGAACTCAAAGCGCACGCCAGGGAAGTTCTCGGCGCCATCCGGGCCAATCAGCGGCGTGCCGTCCAGATAGATATCGCGTCCATCCAGCGTGCCGGCGGCGTTACCGGCGAATTCGCCTTCACCCAGTGCCACCAGCACTTTCGCATAGGCAATCGACTGGGCGCTGTCGGGCGCCTCCTTCGGGGTGCGCGGTTTCTTTTCGCCACCCTTGCGGCCGTGAATCGCTGCTGCTGCGCTCATGCGGGGAACCTCGAAAACGAAAAAGCCCGGCGCATGGCCGGGCTCGGGAATGGGAAACGTGCGGGTTTACATCTGGTCTTCGGCGTAGATGCCGCCGGAAATGATCGCCCCGCCGATGCGGCGCTTGCCGTACAGCAGGCCGACCGGGTTGCCCTGGGCGGTGGTGTTGACCGCGCCGCCGAAGGCATACGACGGTTTGTTTTCCGGCGCCTCTCGGCCCGACAGGCCGGTGGCCTGCGGCGCGAGCATCTGCGCCACGCCACCAACCATCATCCCGGCGCCTGCGGCCACCAGCCAGCCGTTGCCGGTGTAAACACCCACCGCCACCAGCACCGCGCCGAGCACGGTGGAAAATACGCCGCCGTTCTTGCTACCGATGATCACCGGCGCAATGCGGATATCGCCGTTGGCGCCCTGCAGCTGCAGCTCGTCCTCGCGCAGGTTGCGGCGGCCGTAGAACACCGCATAGGCCAGGCCGCGGTCGCGACTGGTCGCCAGGTACTGCTCAAAGCCCGGCAGCTGCGCGCACAGCGCGCGGATGGCCTCGGCCGGGCTCGCCACAGCCAGGCGGAACACCCGGCCGAAGCGCGCACCCAGCACGCCATAAAGGCGAACGGTTCGCAGTTGATTCATGCTACCCCCTTGTAGCGCACCACCAGCGCGGTACGGTCCAGCCAATAGCCGCCATACGCCACCCGGCCACTCGGGCGGCCATACAGGTGGTGCAGCAGCTGCCCATCGCCCAGGTACACGCCGCCGTGATTCACCGCCGGCGCCTGCACCTGCATCAGCACCACGTCGCCACGCTGCAGCGGGCCGCGGGCCACCTCGAAGCCAGCCTGCTCGAAGCGCTCCAAATAGTGGTTTTCGCCGTTGTGCCACCAGCCGTCCGCGCGCGGGAAGTCGGGCAGCGTGATGCCGTATTCCAGCTGGTAAAAGCCGCGGATCAGCCCGTAGCAGTCGTAATCGGTGCCATGCACGAACGGCCGCCCCTCAAGCGGGGCCACGCCCTCGCAAGGGGTCAGCACGTTTAGATCACCCTCGGGCCAGCTCAGGATGTACCAGGGCACCGTACCTGCGTTGCACAGCGCCACGTCGGCGGCACTGGCGCGGCTGGTGGCGTCGGGGTGTGAATGCACCACGCCGACGATGGTGCCCAGATCCTCGGCGGCGGCGTAGTCAGCCGGGTCCAGCTCGAAGCGATCGGCACCGGCGGCGCCCTCGGCCAGGTTGCGACAGGGCACGTACTGCTGGCGGCGGCCGATCTGCACCACCAGGCCGCAGCACTCGCGCGGGTACTCGGCCGCAGCGTGCGCGCGCACGGCGGTCAGGATGTGTTTACGCATGGGTCATTGCCTTAGCAGGTTGGCGCCAGGGAAGCCGCCGAAGGGCAGCGGGTTGTTCGCACCGAAGCGCGCTTTGCAGTCGCCGAGCAGGCCGCCGCAACGGTCGCGCGCCGGGTCATCCGTTGGGTTGCCGTCCACGTCGGCCACCGGCCCGCCGGTGTAGCCGCAGTCGGGGCCGCGGTACTCGCCGCACATGGCCCAGTCGCACAGCCCGTGAATCTGTCGCGCCGGGATCTTCTGCCCCTGCACGTCGGCCGGCGAGCTGAGCGCAAAGGCCACGGCCTCGCCGTTCTCGCCGGTCTTCTGCTCGATGTACCAGACCTGGGTTTTCTCCTGGGTCGGGTCCGCGGTCGGGTTGCCACCCTCGAAGTTCACCGCGTCGAGGTAGTGGGCAAAGGTGGTACGCACCGTTACCCGTGCCTGCGCCAGGTCATCGAACAGCAGGCACAGCGCGCTGATCGAGCCGTCAAGGTTGCCCACCGTCAGCGTCGGCGAAGGTGCCGGGCCGTCGCCGTCCAGGGCGAAGCCTTCGCCCTTCACCGGCCAGGCGCGGTATTCCTGCCCCTGCCACCAGATCGACTTGGCGCGCAGCGGCTCGGGGCTGTTCGCCGCGGCCGCCAGCTCGGCCGGCGTATGCGCTACGCGGTGGCCATGAAAGTGCAGCACATCGCCACCGAACGCCGTGCAGTCGATGACGTACAGCGTCACCTCGGCGCCGGGTTCCAGCAGCTGCACATCGGCATTGATGCCCATCGGTCACTCTCCAGAAACAGCAAGCCCCGCACGGGGCGGGGCTTCGGGTGGCGGCGTGACGGGTGACGGCGGCGAGTGCTCGCGCGCCAGTTCGCCCAGGTACGCCAGCTGACAGTGGCGCAGCTCGCCGACGCGGTCGCGCCAGAACAGCGAATTGATCAGCCGCTCAGCCAGCCGCCAGCGGCGTTTCGCCGGCGTGCGCAGCTGGGCGCTCCGGTAGGCCCGGCTCGACAGCGTTTCGTCGACGTAGCCCCACAGCAACGTGTTGGCGAGCTGATCCAGGGCGATCAGCAGGGCCAGCCAGTACGGCCGGCGGCCATAGCGGGCCACGTAGGTGGTCAGGTCCAGCTTATTCATGGCTGGCCACCCATAGCCGCGCCTGCTCGGCGCCGGCCAGGTGCAGCGCCTCGGACAGCTCGGCGGCGGTCACGGCCACCGGCGCGTTGTCCGCCAGCACCCAGGTCACGGTGGCGCCCTCGCCGGCTTCCTGCAGGCCGAGAATGGCGCGAGCCATACGGGCCTGGCTGATTTCGTCGCCGTCGAACACTCGGCCGCTGGCGGTGGTCACCTTGATATTCCGCACCGCCTCGGCGCGGCGCGTCTTCCACGCCTCGCGCGCCGCTTGTGCGGCCTGCTGGGCCTTGTCGTCAGCGGTGATCAGCTGGGAATAGTCGATATTCATTCGGGCAGTTCCTCGGGCATGTCGGGCAGCGGTTCCGGCTCGGGGGCGGGATCGAACGGCAGATCGATCTCGCCGTCGACCATCACCACCAGAGGCTTGGGGAAGGCCACGGCCTCGCTCGGGTTCGGCCCGTGCGGCAGGCGCAGGGTCAGGTGCAGATCGCCGTCAATGCGCGACACGGGGCCGACGATCCATTCCGAATCAATCGCCTCGGCCGGCAGCGTGGCGCCCTCGGGCAGCGGGCCGAAGTCGAAGGCCTCGCCGTTGAGAGTCAGCACGTCGCCGACACGGAAGGCGGTCAGGGTTTCGTCCATACGGACGGGGGAAAGGGTGATGTGCATGGGTGCTCCTTAGAACCAGCGGCCAAAAACTTGTAGATGGATCACCAGCACCTGCGCAGGAGTGGTAGCTAACTCAACAAGCGCCTGCGTATTGCTAATACAGGTGCCGGTGCATCTCAAGACCGCCAGGGAGTTATGCTCTGTCGGATAGGCTATCCCAACGGTAACCGAGCAGTTCCGCGCCGGACCGGAAATCCCTGCGAATGATGCCGGCAGCGGGATGTAATTTTGAGTGGGGGTGCTAACGTCCCCCGAGCTGCGAATATTGGCGCTAATCCGAGCCCACTGAGTCCCATCCGCAAACCGCACGTACTCCCCATTAGCATTACTGCCGCGCTCGATGATCGCGCCTGTGGGTACGCCGGCGGACTGGGATACGGTGCCGAGGATGTTGCCGGTGTGGAATAGTCTCACCGCTGGATACCAGATCCCCGCTGTTTTCCGCGCTATCCAATAAGTGTCGGAGCTGTAGTCCAGCAAGATGGCGTTCCCGTAGCCGCCCTCCACAGTTGCGCCCGACATGTAAAGCCCCTCTCCGTGGCCGGTAGGAGCGCCTACTGTGTCTATGTTCCAACGGAATACTCTGGTATAGCTTAGCGCGGCTAGATCCGTTACATACTCCGGATTCTGCCCGCCAATACCAAACGCCCCCACAGCCATTAGCGCCCCAGGTGTGGTGTCGGTTGGCCCAGTCTGCGCCGCCCGCGTCGCCGCCGACCCAAGCCCGAACATATCCCGCGCCGCAGCCTTCTGCGCCGCCGTGCCTGGCAGCGCCGCGATATACAGCTCGGCAAAGTTGGCAATGGCCTTTTCGAACGCCGTGCGGGCGCTGTCGCCGCCGGCGCCGCTGCCGGTGGCGCCGAGGTTGATGATCTGTTGTGGCATGCGTGCCTCACGGGTGGTATGCGGTTTCGAAGGTCACGGCCAGGGTGTAAACCCGGCCGCTGCCTGTCAGGGAAATTTCGCTGCGCTGGTACAGGCCCAGCTCGCCCAGCGGCGGCGTCCAGAAAAAGGCCTTTGCCTTACCGTGGCGGCGCAGAAAGGCGCGGATCGGCTGCAGGTACTCGGGCGTGCCCGTGAACGTCAGCGGCCAGCTGTGCGTTGTGGCGTTGATGCCGTCGACCACCGACTGGGCGTAACCGTCACCGAACTGCACCCGGCGGGTGCGCTCATCCTCGGTGCCGGTCGCGCCCAGCCGGGGCGACCATGTGAAGGTTTCAAGCGGCATTAACGTCTCCCGTTCAGGTGGCGGCCGATAGCCCCATCGGTGCGCAGATCACGCGCGAGCAACTGCTGGTAACGCTGATCGACAAAGCGCCCGATATCGGCGCCGAACTGCTCCATGCCGGCCGGCGTTTCCACCTCGGCCCCGCCTTCGTTGGTGATGCTGATATGCACCACCGGGGCAGCCCCGCCAGTGCGGGCGCCGTCATTGGCCGCCGGCTGGCGGGACAGGAAGGCTTTCAGGTCGCCGTTCGTGCGACGGTCGACTACCCGTTCGCCCTGATCCAGCAGCCAGGTGCCCTCGCGCGGGATGCTGTCGATGCCGTCATGCGCCATGCCCATGATCGAGGTCGCGGCAATCATCCCCACCGAGGCATAACCCAGCCCGCGGATCAGCGAGGCCGCCGGGATGCCCATAATCGGCCCCAGCTCCAGGGCCTTGGCCGCGGCGACTTCGGTGCTGACCATGGTTTGCGCAATGGCCGCCGCCTTGCTGGCCAGAAACAGCACCTTGTAGGCGGCCGAGCCCTCGCCGGCCATCTGCTTCATCATGTCCGCCGCGTTACCCGTCACGTCGGCAAACACGCCGAGCGTGGCGACCTTGTAGGCATCGCCCATGGCTGCCAGCCGCGCGTTGCTGGTGGCGGTGATTTCCTCCACCCGCGCGGTGTGCTGCGCCTCGTTGATCAGCTTTTCATCGAGAAAGGCTTTCTGCCGGGCCAGTTCGTCGCCGCGCCACTTCTCCAGCTCCTTCTGCGCCTCGGCAACCTTGATCAGCTCGCCGGCCGGGCCGCCCACGCTGGCATCGAGCCCGCTAAAGGTCGGCGCCTTGGTGATGGCCGCTTTGCTGAACTTGTCCCGCGCGGCGTCGTACTGCTCGGGCGTTACCCCGCCGGCGGCGCGGGCTTCGTTGAGCAGCCGCACGCGCTCGCGCATCTGCGTTAGTAGCCGTTCCTCGGCCGTCTGCGCGCCCTCCATCAGGCTTGTGTAGGCCTGCTGTGCATCGAGCGCGTCTTTCGCCGCGGCGGCCCTTTCGAGTTCGCTTTTCTGCGCGGCCGTCAGCGCCTTTAGCTCGCCTTCGGTGGTCGCGTAGCGGATGCGCGCAAGCTCGGTGCTTTGCCCGTGCATGGCGACCTGCTGCTGCAGGGTGGCCAGGGTGCGGGCGTGGGCGTCGTTCAGCTGCTTGACCGCGCGGGCGGCTTCCTCGGCGCTGCTCTTGGCGGCGCGGGCGGCTTCCTCTCGGGCGGCTTTATGCTGCTGTTCGGCATCCACCGCGGCAGCCGCAGCGCGGGCACGCTCAGCCAGCGCACGGCCGGCGGCGGTGTCTTCCAGGCCATCAGTGGCAATCTGCCGGTTGACCTCGCCCAGGGCGCTGGCGTCCTTGAGCTTGGCGGTCTGCTCGGCGAGGCCGGCGATTTTCTTTTCCCAGCCGCTGGCCAGCTCGGGCGATAGGCTGACCACGTTTTCCATGGCCTGGCCAAGCCCCTGCATCTGGCTTTGCAGTAGCTGGGTTCGGTCGCCAATCTCGCCGGTCTGGCGTATCCAGTCCACATAGCTGGCGGCCAGCTGCTCGATCCTGCTGCGGTATTCGTCCGTGGGGCCTACAGCCTCAATCAGCGCCTGGGTGGCTTCGTCCACATCCATGCCCGCGCGAATGCGGGTTCCGAACTGCCGGGTCGCCGCGACGCGATCTTTTCGGCTTGCGCTGAAATTGTTGCTGTACACATCCGGCGCGCTGGTGATCTGGCCAATCCCGGCCAGGGCATCGCGGGCGGCCTGCTGCGCCTGGGCCTGCTGCTGCAGCAGGTTGTTAATCATTGGCCGGCGTTGCACGTCGGCGAGCTTTTCCCACTCCTCGCGCAGCTCGGTGATGGGGCGTTTCAGGTCCACCGCCGCGGTGGCGGCCTTGTCGCCGTGGTCGGCGAACAGCAAGAAACTGGCCGCCGTGCCGGCCGCCAGGATAGCCAGCCCCATCGGGCCGCCAAGGGCGCCGAGCAGCCCCGACACGGCGCGGCTACCCACGGCCGCGGCGCGGCTGTAGGCGGTCTGTGCCGTGGTCTGGGCCAAGGTCGCTTCGCGGTCGGCCAGCTTGGCCAGGCGCAGGCGCGACAGCGCGGCGGTGTGGGCATCGGTAAAGCGCGTCGCCTGGGCGTGCGCCTGGGCGCTGGCGAGTTCGGCCTGCGTATGCCGCACCGCCATATTGGCGGCGTCAAGCTGGGCTTTCGCGCGGCCGACGTTGGCGCCAATGGATGCGCGCACGGCGTTGATTTCCGCCAGCAGCGCGGCGGTCGAGGTGGCCGCCCACTTGGTCAGCCCACCGGCACCAACCGCCAACACCGCTACGGCCAGGCCGTCAAGGTTGTCGGTTAGCAGGTTGATCAGTTCGGCCAGGCGGGCCGTGGCGCCGCTGGCTTCGTTCTGCTCACCCAGCCAGCGCGCGTAGTGGTTGGACATCCGGGTGATCGCGTCGCCAACAGTGGTAGGCATGCGCTCGGTTTTGTCGGCGAGTTCCTGCTGCTTGCTGATCAGCGCGGGCAGCCACTTGGAAGTCACAAGCTCGCCATTGCGCGCCATGTTTTCCAGCTCGGCGCTGGTGACGCCCAGGGCCTCGGCCAGTGCGTCGATGATGGCCGGGGCTTTGGTCAGCATGTTTTGCCATTGGTCGCCCTTGAGCGTGCCAAAGGCAACGGCCTCGCCGGCGGCCTTGATCACGGTAGCCGTGTCCTCGGCATTCGCCGAGCTCAGCGTCAGGCCAGACGCCAGCACGTCGACAAAGCCGGTGACGGTTTCCGTCGCGTAGCCCATGTCGCGCATGCGCTTGGCCGAGGTGATGAACAGCTCGGCCTGATCGCTATAGCGCTTGTAGGTCCGGTCGCTGATTTCCATCAGCTTTTCGGAGACGGCGCGGTATTCCTCCTGCGAGGCGGTGGCCATCTTCAAGCGCGACGCCACCTGCCCCCAGTTGTCGGCCTCGGCCACGGCATTGCCGACCGCCAGGGCGCCGAGCATGGCGCGGGCGTAGTTGCCCGCATTGGCCGTTAGCGAGGACAGCGCACTGTTCTGCGCCTGAATGGCCGCCTGCTGCGCCCGCCACCCGGCCGCGGCCTGGCGGTTGCCATCACCGATGGTGCGCAGGTAGTTGGCCCCCATGCGGCTGGCTCGCGCCATTTCCCGCTGATACGAACTGGTTTCAGCCGAAACGCTGACCACCAGCGAGCGGAGCGTTTGTCCAGACATGGGCATTCCTCAGAAACAAGAAAGCCCGCACAGGGCGGGCTTTCGGGCGTGACGGGTAACGCGGGCTATTCGAGCTTGGCGCGCAATCGAACAAGGCAGGCGTTGAGGTGGTCGAATGCCGCGGGCTGCGGGGATAGTTCGCCATCGTAAACCTGTCGCGCAATCGGGCCAGACGGAACCCCGTCAAACACCGAAAGCGCCTTAGCGTGGTCAATACCTCGGGCCTTGGCCGTGGCCGCCAAAGTGATGATTTCCGCCTCGCTTTGGCAGCCCTTTATGCCGGCAGCAATGCCGCCGCCGAGCAGGGTTTTCGATATCTCCAGGCCGGCATTAAGGCCGACGTTGTAGTCATCCGGCGGCGCAGCAGCCACGGCGATGGCGGAAAAGGCCAGGCCGGCGAGGCAGCCCAGGGCAGCGGTTAACAGTCGTTTCATTGCGGGTGTTGCTCCTTGTTGGGTGTTGCGTTGGCTTCGCTCGCTGTCACGGCCGCACGGCCGCGCAGGAAGGCGAAGAAGGTTTCGGCAGCGTCCGCCGCTTCCGCATCCTCGGGCGCCTGTTCGTCGCTGACACGCGCCCAGGGCGGCAGCATGTCCGCGGCGGAAACTTTCGCCCCGGCGGCCTGTAGCGGTGCCGCCGCGATGATGGCCCCCATGACATCATGCCGCATATCGCCGATGGGCGATTCGCGGTCATAGGCGCGCCACAGGTTGAATTCCTCGACGGGCATCTGATCCAGCTCGCCGAGGGTCTTGCCCAGGCGAAGGCATAGGGTCAGCGCGAAGGCCAGCCCCGGCTCCGCCTTTAGCCGTTTCCCGCTTCGTCCACCGGGTCGGGTGGCGCCTCGCCCTTCTCGGCCATGCCGATGCCGCTCAGCTCGAAGGCCTTGGCGGCGAGGCGGTCATGCACGGCGGAAAAGGTCGCAGCCACCTCGGCCACGTCCTTGGCGCGCTGGACCGGCTCGGCACTGAACACCGGCGAGCGGTTCTCGTCGTGCAGGCTGACCACCACCACGAACGCATAGAGCGCGTCGATGCCGAAGGCTTCCCATGGCTCGCGCTCGCGCTCGCGCTCGCGCTCGGTATCGGGCTGAGCATCACCCTCGGCCAGCGCCGGCGACAGCAGGGCCGCCATGCGGTTGTACTCGCGCCACTCGCCGAGCTTCAGGCCGCGCACCACGACCTTGGCGCCCCACTCGGGCACGTCGACGACTTCGCTTTTCAGGTTTCTGAACGGGTCCACCACCTGGGCGCGCAGCGAGGCGGCGGGCGCCGCCTTGCGGGCCGCCATTACGGGCCCACCACGGGATCGGACCAGATGACCTTGCCACTCACGCGAACCATGAAGGTTGCGGCCAGCACGCCACCGGCCGAAGCCTTGTAGGTGTATTGCTTGACGAAGCCCAGGAACTTGCCGGTGGAGCCATCCTTGTGCTTGATCTGGAAGGCGCGCAGGGCGGCGTCATCCTTGGCCTTCATCACGGCTTTGTGCGCGGGGTCGGTCTGTGCCCAGTTGCCGGCCAGGGTGACGTTGGCCGAGTCGGACAGGCCGCCTTCGTATTCCTTGGCGTCACTGGCGAAGGTGGTGGTTTCGTGCTCGTCGGTCTGGCCGTCCTGCAGGTCGATATCCTTGATAACGACATTCAGCTCGACGTATTCCAAACCCGCGCCGGCGGGGTCAGTCTGCGCGGTATCAGTCATGCCCAGTTCAAGGCCGAGCGCCGACTGGCTTTTCGATTTCTTCGCGGTCATGCGGGGTTACTCCTCGGGGTTTAGGGTGTATTCCCAGCGGATGCCGTAAAGATCGCTTTCGCGGTCATCGGGCAAGCGCTGTACGCCGCCGCAGCCAAAGCCGGGCGCGGGTTCGCGGGTCAGTTCGTCGAAGGTGGCCTTGGCCAGTTGCAGGGCCTGCAGGTGCTCGGCGGCCCATACGTCGACCTGCACCTGGGCGCGCGCGGAGCCATCCGGCCCGCCGAAGGTGAAACCCTCAGAACCGCCCACGATGCTGTAAGTGATGTACGGCGCCGCCGTGCCCTCGGGCGCGACGCCAGGAAACACCCGCCCAGCCGCCAGCGGCCCCAGGCGGGCATAAATGGATTCTTCAAGAAACATGGTTGCCTCAGAGTCCGGTTATGGCCTTGTCGATGCCAGCGGCCAGGCGGCTGATGGCGGCGCCTTCGATGGCGGCCAGGTTGGCGTCCCAGGTCGGGCGCACGAACGGGTCGGCGATCATGTGCCGGGTGCCCAGCTCGATGAACCGCCAGTAGAACGGGGCCAGCTTGTCGCTACGCGGCGCGCTGATTTTTACGCCCGCCACGGCTTCGCCGGGGGTATCGCTGCGCC